CCAAAAAATCATCCTTGAAGCCTGGGAATCTTTTGTTGATCTGGTTGACCATGTCCCAAACATATTTTTTCCAACCATCACGCAGTCCTAGATCAACGTAATGATTCAACAAGCGCTCTCTTTCTGACATCACGGAACTCCCTTATAAAACTCCATAGAAGAATCGCCTTGTGCCTGTACGTATTGCATTGAGTCAGAGTTGAACCACAGACTGATCGATGGCTCATGCTCACCATTGCGTTGCTTCCTGCACAACAATCTAGCATCAGGGTCTTTATACATCTTGCTGTTGATGCTGTGCAACTTCATGTCGTCTTCCTTGGCTTTGTTGCGCCACACCAGCATGACGTTGTCCACCTGATCAACAATTGACCCACTGCCCTTGTTGTCGTATTTGTCGGGAACTTCATTTTCATCCTTGGGCTTTTTAAGGTGGTGGATGAGGTGAATGTGAATGTTCATGTCCCTAGCGATACTGGTCAACTGATCAACAAAAAGCTTCTGTCCGTTGTAGTCATCCTCGCCACGCACACACTTCATCAGTGAGTCAATGAACACATGATTGATGCCCAACTCTTTGGCCGAGTATTTCGTCATGCCAAGCACATGATCAGATGATGCTGTTCCCTGTTGATCGTAGAACCACATCCATTTTTCAATCCATGACCCAAACTCATCGTAAAGACCCATCAGAATTTGACGGCCTTTCTCCCCTGCAAACTCTTCTGAATATGGATTGACACCTATGAATTGCCGAACCATGCGCTTGATGGTAGTCACAGGTTTCATCTCGAAACTGGCAATACAAATCTTCTGCCCTTGACCAATCAGCGACAGAGCAATTTGTGAAGTCATCAATGATTTGCCATGACCGTTTTGCCCCGACCATAGAGTGACTTCCCCAGGCCGAAAATCAAAGTATTCCTGCGTCTTGCTCCACGGCAGGTATATCTTGGTAACTTGCGAATCGTTAAGCAAATCATGCTTTGCATCCTCAATCCAGCCAGCCGCTGGCTTGACCATTGCACCGACATCCGTCTCATGCAAATACGCCTCGAAATCAATGTCGTCGGGTATCAAGTTGTACATATCCATCTTCCTCAATTACTTCACATTCGGGTGTCCAAAACTGATACAAGCATTTGCTATTGTCTGAATAGCTTGATGTCAAAAGTATCGGTTTTGCTCTCTTTGCCTGTTCGTAAAAAGCCCTGGCCCTGTCCTTAGATGCACAATGTATGCACACGACAAGGCCAACAAGAAATCTCAGGTCAACAAGATAAGGATTGTCCTGGGAGATATCGATTTCCGGGGTCACCTGATCCCTGTCCCACCTAGGGTTCATGCCGCTGTCACCCATAAAAATGATGGGTGGCTTAAACCCACGCCTACGCATGGTCAGCAATGGTTCATGGCCGTTCATATGTCGCCCTGGAAGCCCGACACAGGTCGATCTTTGTTCAGCCATGATGCCTTGAACCCTGCCCAACCATTCTCACAGCACAGTTCGATGGCTTGCTGGGGAGTAAGGCCAGATAACTTAATCTCTCCGACAATCTTTTTCCATGCTGTGGCGGTCAAAGGCAAGTATTTGGCCTTGCGGATACGCATCCAATCCTGCCAAGCTTCCTCGGTAACGCTGGATGGCCTTTCTAGGGCTTTTTCAGCCTTGACGGGTGTCTTGGCCTGTACCGTGATGGATTGCGTCTCTAAGACCCGTTCTATGCCCTGCAAGAGGGATTCACGCATCACCGCAATCAACTCATTCAATATGGCCTCTGCGGCCTGTCTGTTTTCTGTCATAACTCCTCCTGCGAACATTCTACGGGTAGTATCTTCATCATAAACGTCAGGGTTTTCACCTATTCATAAGATTGTAAACAATATGCTGTAAGCTTATGATTCGTAATATTTTCTGATTGCCGACCAGACATGATCGACATGGGCATCAAGATCAAAAAGGTTAACCCACACAGGGAAGAGACGAAGCTTTTGCTCAACCGTCTTCAAAAGGAGTGCCTTCCTTATGACCAACCATACTCTACTGACTCTGGTTATTGGTGGGTGGCTTTTGACGGTGATGATGCTATTGGCTTTGCTGGTTTCACTCAGACCAGGCAATGGCTGGATTGCGCTTATCTTTGTCGGGCTGGTGTGGTGTCCCGTTATCGCGGCCATGGCCTTCAGAAACGATTCATCGATATTCGAGCAAGATACGCAAAACGAATCGGATATAACTGGATGATCACCGATACAACAGATAACTATCCAAGCGCAAATTCACTCATTTCATGCGGCTTTCGGCTGTATGAACCCGCTCAGAAATGGGCATTCAAACACAGTTTGTACTGGCGAAAGAGGTTGTAATGGGTTTAGCAAAAGTCACAGACAAAGAGTTCATTGAAATTTTTAGGTCTAGCACTTCTTATCGAGACGCGGCAGAACGCATGGGCATCATCGTTAGGTCGGTTTTAAGGCGCAGGAGACGCTTAGAAGCCAAATACAAAATTGCGTTGGAAGTGATGGACACGCCAAACAACTTTAAGCAAAAACGAAATCACAGTCATTTGCAGACTGCTCACTTGCATGTTCCACGACTTAATTTAGGCATTGAAAATGGCACAGTACTTATCTTCTCAGATGCTCACTTCTATCCAGGTCTACGCACGGCGGCTTTTAAGGGTCTACTTTGGGCCATTGGTGAACTTGCTCCAACTGCTGTCATTGCAAATGGAGATGTATTTGATGGCGCGACTATCTCGCGTCATCCCAGGATTGGCTGGGACAACAAGCCATCAGTCATTGAGGAGCTTAAGGCTTGCGAAGCTTCAATGGGGGAGATTGAGGAGGCGGCAAAAAAGGCGCGGCACAATGTTCGTCTGATCTGGCCTCTAGGAAACCATGATGCGCGGTTTGAGAACTTTTTGGCCGCCAATGCCCCGCAGTATGAGCATGTCAGAGGTTTTAGCCTCAAAGATCACTTCCCCGCCTGGACTCCGTGCTGGTCTTGCTGGCTAAACGATGAGACTGTGGTTAAACACCGATTTAAGGGCGGTATCCATGCCGTCCACAACAATACCCTTTGGTCTGGCAAAAACATGGTTACAGGCCATTTGCACAGCCTAAAGGTATCTCCCATCACCGACTACGATGGAGTGCGTTACGGGGTCGATTCTGGCACTCTGGCAGACATCGATGGAGAGCAATTTCGAGATTACCTAGAAGAAAACCCGACCAATTGGAGATCGGGTTTTGTGGTGCTGACCTTTGTTGACGGACAGCTACTCATGCCAGAATTGGCAATGAAGTGGTCAGACGACTTTATTCAATTTCGAGGTCGTCTTGTAAGTCTGAAAGGGTTCTGATGCACTGCTTCAAGGCTTTGGTTTCGTCTCTGAGGGACTTCAAAACAACCATTGCCTCTTCATACTTGCGAAGCGCCAGGGTGTTGTACAAGTCCTTCTCTAGCGCCCTGATAGCAAGGCAGTGAGAACCGTAATCATTCAACTCGGTCATCCACATTTTCGGCCTCTTTAAACCATTCAGGTTTGAGTTCCTTTAGCTGATACACCCGAAGCAATGGCACACCCGTCTTCTTCCATTTGTAGGTCGAAGGAGGAGTCATGCCAAGCAACTTGGCGATCTCATATAGCGTTGCGTGTTTGGTCAATTCTTCTACTTTCATGCCGCATATGTTAGCGGACAATCTTTTGCAAGACAACTACTTTTTGAATATAGGGTTTATCCCTATGTCCGAATGCGTTGAAGATGGTGGTAAGATGATCTCCGCAACGACAACAAGGAGTAAACATGGAAGCAACGGTACAAGTGAACAACAGTGACAGCATCAACATCCAGAACAGCATCTATGACGATGAAATCATCTTTTCTATCTGGAGGTCTGGCGCTCATGTGGCAACCTATCTTAAACAGGACGACCTCAAGAGATTGGTGGCCGAACTGTCTAGGTTCATTGAAGTAGAAGCTTAAGGAGCAAGCAATGTTTTCAATTTTCACAAACATGATCATCAACCCAGCCAGCGGCAAGATGTACACCAAGATGGGCAAAGACCTTGTCTCTGATGACGGCAGGTACTTTGTCAATGTTGGCGACACCTATGTTTCTGAAACTGGCCGTGTTATCCAGAAGGTCGGAGACGAATGGATGGATACCGCCACCGGGAAGATGACCCCGAACCAAGACCCGTTTGATTATTGATGGAGAAAGCAATGGAAAAAGTAATGCAAATGCCAACGGAAATCTGGATTCCACCTGTGGGCGTAAAGACCACACAGCCCTGGATTCATGCCAACCACCCCGAGTACGTTTATCGACCTGGGGGTGACGTTCAATCTATCTGGAGAAAGTACGGATGGACACCCCCAAGCGAGAAGATGACACCACCCCCGCCAGAAAAGAAATGACCTTCACAAACTGGCTGATGTTTTGGAATTTCGAGGAGGAGAGATTGAAAAACTACATCGAAGAGTACAAAGAACAAGAGGCACATGTTCAGTATTGCCCCTACTGCATTGAACCCCGCAAAGGCAGATTGATGTGCTGTGGTGAGTCACATTGGATTGACTTCAATGATTTCGATGATGACACGCAAATGCAGATCATCATGGAGGAATACGACAAGGCTTTTCGGCCTCGGGACAATAAATGACCGATCAAGAAATCAACAAGGAAATTTTGAAGATCATCATGAGAGCATTTCAAGTGTTGATTCAATCAGAACCAAGACTGAAAGAAGACGATTGGAATGTTGTCTACACGGCAACCACAATTGTCGGCATGGAATTGTTAAGCATGGAAGAGGAAACTGTTTATGAGCATTGAAAACCTGATGAAACTCAACGTGAACAACCACGTTGAAAAGAAAAACAACCTGTCTTACCTGTCATGGGCTTGGGCATGGGCTGAGGCACTGAAGGCCGATCCTTCTGCTACCTATGAAACCCAGTTCTTTGATGGCAAGCCCTTTGTAGACATCAACGGCACGGCCATGGTGTTTGTAACGGTCACCATGTTTGGCAAGCCCATGACCTGTCAACTACCCGTCATGGATTACAAGAACAAGGCTATCCCCGAGCCTGATGCCTTTGCGGTCAATACGGCCATCATGCGGTGCATGACCAAGGCGCTGAGTCTGCACGGGTTGGGTCTGTACATCTATGCCGGGGAAGACCTACCGCAGGACGATCAGAAAGGCCCAGGAACGGTTATCAAGGCACTGCCTACCGTATCCCTGCCTGATGACCGCAAATCGCTCATGCATGACGTTGCCGAGGCCATCAATCAGCACATGCATTCTGATGATGTCCTGGGCGCATATGAAGAGGCTTCTGGAGTAACCGACTCCGAAGAAAAGACCTATCTTTGGTCTTTGCTTGACAGCAAAACTCGGTCTGCAATCAAACGTGTTTCCGCTGAACTGAAGGAGTAAATGAATGGAAATTTCGATTGAACACAAAGATGGAAAGTACCCGTCATTCAATGTTCACCTGTCATCAAAAGCCGGGGCTGATCCCTTTTTGACCATCCGAGGATGTCGCATTGTCGATGGAAGCAAAGGTCAATTTGTGAGCTACCCCAGCCGCAAACAAGATGACGGCAAATATTGGAACCACATCTGGGCAAATGACAAGTTCAATGCCATGGTGCTGGAGAAAGCAACGGCTGGCAAAAAGCCGTCTAAGTCTTCTGATGACGACGACATTCCTTTCTAAGGAGCAATGCAATGGAGTATCAACTCACAGTAAAGACCGGAAACAAGACGATCACCGTCTCAACCAATTTCGACTTTGGCGTGGCTCAAATCATTTCGATGATTGAGAAAGAAGGCAAGTATGAGGTGGTGTCCCCTAAAGACATCAAACCTCGAAAGTCAAAGCAAGGTCGGGATTGGACACCCGAAGCAAGGAAGCGGCAGTCTGAAATCATGAAGCGCCGCTGGTCAAAAAGCAAATAAGAAAGGAGAAGGGAAAAGCCAGTGGCCTAGTACCTTCAATCATGCGAATTGGTGGAGAACTGGTAAACAAGATCTTGGAATGTTTGCAGGAGCATAAAAGCTTGACCGCAAATGAAATTGCCGAACTTTTGGGAAAGGATAGGTATGCAGTATCTGCTGTGGTGTCTAGGCTACATCGCCCTGGCAAGCGCATCCCCAGACGAATTTACATCTCTGCATGGGTCAGAGATCATCTTGGAGAACGAAAATATCCAAGGGCAGTGTATTCTATGGGAGACATGGAGGACAAGGCCAAACCCAGGGTGGACAAGAAAAAGATACGCCGCGAGTATGACCAAAGAGTCAGGATGAAATACACAACAAACAGTGTGTTCAACCTAGCAAAGACAAGAACTGAATTTAGGAGTGAGAAATGCTTGGAAAAGGATTCGGTACAGCAGTAACGAAGCTCTTTAGAAAGACTGACCCCGACACATCTTTCGAGGCCGCTCTTTCTATCGACACCAAAAAGTGTGAGCAACTGGTTTATGAAACCATTGCAAGCTTTCCAGACGGGTGCATTCAGGATGAAGTCCTGCAAGTCCTGTCATTCCTTCCCTATTCGTCCGTAACAGCCCGATTTAAGGCGCTGAAGGATAAGGGCTACATTGAGGTGATTGGCACTCGCAAAGGGCGTTCTGGCAAGAACCAGAGCGTATTAAAGGTGAAGCATGGATGAGAACGAAGCCTGGGATCAACTGCGCCGTCAAAGTGGTTGGCGCAAACGGCAGATTGTTGATAAACAAGAAGAGGCCATCAAGCAGTATGAGCGAGAAGAGCTTATCAAGCAAACGGCTAAAAAGTGTGCAGAGATTGCCGACATGGCCGAACCGTACAAATCTGCTGACTTGATCAGAAAACATTTTGGAGTTGAAGAATGAATGAGTTTTACATTCTTGGCGAGTTGGATTTCGAGTATGACTTGCCCGAAGTTGACTACGAAATCGTGGTGGAGTGGGAAGAAGACACTGATGGTATTGAATGGACTGTCACTCTAAACATGAACGGTGAATCACGCGACATCACTGAAGAACTGAACAAGAGTGATTACAACTACATCGTGTACAGAATTGAGCAGGACGCACAAGATGACTACTAAAGACGAAGCATTGAAGCTGGCTCTGTGGGCGTTGGAGGAATCACAACCAGAAGCCTACCGACACGTCATCACCGCCATCAAAGAAGTCTTGGCACAGCCAGAGCAGGAGCCTGTGGCGTGGGTGTACAACCGCGCCAGATATGGTCCGACCGATTTGCGCGGACAGCAATGGCGTCCAGAACTCTCACTGCTAAAGCCGTACGAAGGCAACGGCATGGTGCGCGATGTGATTCCCCTCTACGCATCCCCGCCAGCACAGCGCAAACCACTTACGGAAGAGTTGGAAGCCTTGTTCACCAACATTGGTCACGCAATTTCAAGTGGCGCATGGAATGTGCAGAAGGGTTCGCAGACTTGGGAGATCATTGAACAGGCTAAAGCCGCCCACGGCATCAAGGGGGAAGCATGAGCATTGAAGCAATGAAACAGGGCTACTACTGCGTGATATGCGGCAGGTTTTTGCCAGCGGACGAGCATGGTGTCATCGTGCATGATGACATTGAACATCCACAACAAATGGATTTTGGAGACGAGGAGAAACCGCAATGATTTTTAAATCACAGACCATGCGACAGATCATGGCGACCATGATGGAAGTTGCAGACCACTGGCAAACAAGCAAATGGAAAGATAAAAGCGACTTGATTAACCCAGATGCGCCTGTTGTCATTCAAGTTGGCGATTATGGATACGAGGTGCAAAGCATTGGTGGTGATGGTGATGTCGAAGGCTTTGTCATCATGTGCAAGGAAGAACCAGTGTGCAAGTGGGAAGATATGGAGTGCATCAAACTATGAACCACATTGAAGCAATGAAACAGGCGCTTGAGGCGCTGGAAAAAATGGTTACGCCACGAAACTTTCAAACGCATCAGTTCTGCCAAAAGGCATATGACGATTTACGCCAAGCCATCGCAGAGGCAGAGAAGCAAGAGCCTGTGGCGTATACGACAGGTCATTGCAAAGAAAAAGCGCAGCCGAACGGATGCCAACTGCATAACCTACATTGCGGATACCCTGCTTGCGACCGCAAAGCAGTTGCCGTCCCACAACCAAAGCGTGAGCCGCTGACGGAGTGGAAACCGATTGAGACTGCACCAAAAGACACGGAGGTGCTTTTGTATTGCAACAAGTTCATCCCTCTATACATTGGCAAAAAACGATATGGATGTCTTGGCGAGCCACAGCAGGACGAATTTGAGTGGCGTTGTAGTAGCTCTGGTCGGTTCGCAAACCCAACTTATTGGATGCCACTACCAAAATCACCAATCGAAGCCGCCCGCGGCATTAAGGGGGAAGCATGACTGATTGGGTAAAAGTTGAATGTCCTTTGTGTGGCGAAATGGCTGTGGCTGAAACGCATCCAAATCTGAAGCGTGAATGGGTTGGGCTGACGGATGAGGAGACGCAAACTTGTTGGGATAAAGCCGTGAACACAATCGCCCCTCAATACAGTATTGTCCGTGCCATCGAAGCCAAACTCAAGCAAAAGAACGGCTACGCCGAGGAGAAGAACACATGAAGATATACACCCGCAAATGTAAGATGGATGACTTGAGAAAGTATTGTCATCTTTCAAAGGAACATTCATACATTGAAGTGACTGAGTGGGAGAACGGCGAGGGGATTGATGTAGCATTTGACGACAAGATCATCCAGCTTTCATGGGGAGAACTTGACGCAATCAATGTCCTGGCACATTACAAGGAATGACACATGACACCAAAATTTACACAACTACTTGAAACCTGCATCATTGATGGTGTAACGATGGGACACATCAAAGCATACAAACACAATGATTCACCAAGTAAATCAGAAATCAATGAGGCAATTGTCAATGCAGTATTGCTTGAAATATACGAGTGGTTTGATTTTGATGAAGTAAAGAATGAAACACATGAATGATCCAGTAAACCAACCCAAACACTACATAACAGGTGGCATCGAAACCATCGACTACATCAAGGCAAAGCTACCTAGGGAACATTTCCAGGCTTACTGCATCGGAAATGTGATTAAATACGTCAGTAGGTACTCCCACAAAAACGGCGTGGAAGACCTCAAGAAAGCACAGGTGTATTTGCAATGGGCAATTCAAGCAATGAGCAGGAACGACCACCAACAGTGTGGCCCTTCAAGTACTGGAACGGAATCCCAGTGGAATCGGAAATAGTAAAACCGCCTCCACTGCCGCAATATAAGCCCGAGGAGGCTCCGTTTTAGTCCTGACTAAGGAATAGGGCTTTCTCTGCCTCTCTGCGTCTCAGAAGCCCTTTTAAGACCTTTCCCCCGGCCTTTGACCAATCAAGGAATCCTTCTGCGGCTCCTTCCCAATCTTGTCGCAGAATCTTTTGCCGAATTCCGCTTCTTTGGAAGTTTCCCAGGCCAATGTTGTACGACAGGCAAACACAAGCGTCAAACTTTGCTTGACGGCCATCGAGAGTGGGAGCAAGACGAAGAACACCGCGCTCAAAAGATATGAGGTCATCCTTGAATAGAGCCTCCAGTTCTGACTTGGGCCAGATACGGTTATCTTGCGGTTTGAGTGGATATTCATCTCTGATCATCCCTTGGTAATTGCCAACCCTTGCATTTGGTAGACGAAGCTGATCTGCGTATATAGCATGGCCATATCCCACCGTCCAAATCCTTGCACTGCACTGGTAGGGCTTGTCCCTGTAGCCTTCAAAAGTGTGCATCAAGTTGATGCCTTTTTCAGATGTTCTCATATGCCGTACAACGCTCCGAGGAAGTAGCAAACACAGCCGAATGCAATCCAAGCCAACGTGTCAAATTCTTCTTTCATTTTTTGTTCCAGTTGCGTGAACCAAACCAAAAACCAATGATGCCACCAAGCATAGACATTTCGTCGGGACTGAAGATGATCTCGGAGTACTTGATCACATCTTCCACGGTAACAATCAAGCCTGGGTGAGCAAACATGAAGTAGGTCAACCAAAGATTGATGGCAATCAACTCAAGGACAAACAAGTAGGTGATGGTGGGGCGAACCGTTGCCACGTAGGTAGAAGCCCATCCAGCGGCCTTCTCCAGCACCTTGGCATCATGCTCATACGCCGCTTTGGTCATGTCGGCCTCAGTCTGCATGGCAATCTGGTCAGAACGGATTTCCTCAACCTTGGCCTGGGCGGCAAAACCCATAGCGGCCAGTTCTTTCTCTCGAACCGTCTGCATCTCGGCCAAAGCCAGTTCATGCTTCTTGTCAGCCTTGTCTTGAAAGAATTCAAGAAGTTTGGGTAGACCAGAAATCAGAAGGCCACCAAGGGTTGAGATCAGCGAAAGCATGGGTTCTCCAGTTCAAACAAAGTTAATAAAGTTACTGTGGTTTATCGTTGCCCGATAACTTTGACTTTTCAACTTCTTTTCTTAAGCGATCTACTGCCTGTACTTGTTCCCTTACCTCATGCTTTGCCGTCAGAATCTCCAAATAAATAAAAGACATTAGCGCGATCAACAACAAAATTACGACCAGCGAAATGATGTTGATCAAAAACCCCAGCGCATCATCCGATCTTGAGTTAGAAGATGCCAGATCATTCCCAGATACGCCAGAACGACCATACCCGCCAACACTATTAGCAGACGATCTACCAGCATTTCCTTGGTTCGATTTCGTTGCCATTTGATTTCGCGGTCTTTCTTGACTTTCTGCATCCGGGCGAACTCTTGTTCCTCGGAAATAACACCTACCATCCTGATGACCTTTGTGTAAAGGTCGCCCATTCCTGGTGTCTGATAGACCATGATTTGCCGTATCTCATACTGCAACTTGTCCATCTCATCCAAGGCTAAAACTCTATGCAATGCGGACTCCATTACGTTTTGATCCGGGTCATATACATTTTGGGACTTTGCTTCTTCTTCTGCAATGTGCGCCTTAAGTTGCTCAAGTGCCTTGAAAAACTTTACAAGGTTGTCGGAGATGTCTTTTCTAACCTGCGCCTCATCAAAAACAACTTGTTTACGCCCTTTTTGCACAACAGGTTCGTCATCGACATGAACCTCAACCTTGCGCTTGAAAAACCCCAGGAAACCACCAACCTCCCTGACGATCTTTTTCGCTTCACCAATAGTTTTTTGTGCCTCAACAACCTCACCTTTGAACTGGTTGTAAAGCTCGCAACCTTGCTTGATCGCGGAAACAGCACCCCGCGCAATGGCGAGAATGGTGAATGGGTCAATGTTTGCCTCTTACCGAAGCCCACCACACGCCAACCACCGTGATAGCCCCGCCAATCCATAGCAAAGGCTTTGCGGCAGTGGCAATCCATCCTAAGACAGTAAATGCCCCCTGGACGGCCTTAAACGCCCCTACAAGCTCTCTTGTGTTGTCATCAATGGCATCGACTTTATGCTCGACTGCAATCAGTCTGTCGTAGATGTCTTGGTGGCTCACCTGATCCATGTTTACCTCATAGGGGGGTTAACAAAACCGCGACCAGCCCCAACGCCGGGGATAGGACTCAATTCCATCATCTTGGCCGAGGCAGGACGGCCATCAAGAGTGCCGGGAGCAAGCTGAGACGAGCCAGCAAACGGCGGCACAATAAAGTCAGTCAGCATGTCGGTGACCTTGGCCCAATCACCCTTCTGAGCGGCCTCTGCAAAGCCAGGAATGGTTGCCAAGACAGACAAAGCACCAGCACCTTTAGCAACCTTTCCGGAAGAGATGTCCTTGAATGTGGACTTCATTTCATGGGTCAGATTGATCTTAGGGCCAGGGATAGTTTCCTTACGCCATTCTTTCACCTTGCCAAGCTGTTCGCCAGTAAGGCCACCGCCCTTACCTTTTTCATAGGCAGGGGGTTCTCCAAGGATGCTGACAACCTGCTTATAAGCCGCCTCACCAGCATCACCACCACCATATTGGGCAACAAGGTAACGCTTCATGCCAGCTTGTTCTTTGGTCAAGCCAGAAACATCCACGGTGGGTTTAACAGGCTTTTTGGCTTCTGATGCGGGAGCAGGAGCTAAAGGCTTGGTGGCTTCATCAAGTGCGGTTGTAATCGGCTGAACGGTGGTTTGAGGGGCGCTCATGGCCGCAAGATCAGCAAAGGTAGCCCCAGGCGGCAAAGGTGCTGATGCCGGGGTTGGCGGCAATTGAGATGAATGCCACGGCTGATTAGCGACAGGAGGAGGAGCCACAGGGCCAGGACGGGCGGCACGGGCTTGTTGCATACTCTGAAGCTTTTGCTCCGCAGTCTGCATTGGGGCGGCCTGTGTTTGCTGGGGAGGCACAATTCTTTCAGGCGCTGGTTCAGGAGCCATGGTCGGCTCAATCCTAGGGGCGCTTTGTTTTTTGCTTGCCTCAATACGGTCTTTAAGCTTGCCAGCAGAATAAGCGGCCAAAGCACCAGTGCCAATCCCCAAGGCATAAGGCAAAACGCTGTCAGACATGCCAAGAGATTTCCCGGCAACCTCAACAGGATTTGGCGGCACAGGAACAGGTGTTACCTCTGCCATCGATTTATTGATTTGACTTGCCTGTTGAGCCACATTTGCTGGGGGCAAATCAACCTTTGGTACAGACAGCACGGGAGCAGGAACCTGGGTTACATCAACAACCTTGGGCGCTTTTTTTGTCTCGGCAGGAGTTACAGGAGGAAGCGCAGTTGCCTGTGCTGGAGGAGCCGACGAAACACTGGGTTTTGATTCCCCAAAAGAAATCAAATTGAATGCTTCATCATTGCTGATTGTGTCGCTCATTTAGACCTCACTTGGTGCGAATGACTTTGTTGTTTTGATCAACAAGGATTGTGCCGGGAGCAAAAGCTGGTTGTTGGCCTGTCATGTGGTATTGCAAGGCCGCACCAAATTTATTGTTGATGCCTTGGAACACTTCACTTTTCTGAAATTTGTCTTGCAAATCGCTCATGTTCACATCAGCAATAGTGCCACCATTCTTTAAGATGTCGCGTGAGTTCTGATACAGGAACTTAGTCCAAGCCGCAGTCAGCGCATTGTTCTTCATCTGAATGACACGGTTTTGCAAGGCCGATTTGGATCCAGCAATGTTTGCATCGAACTCAGGAACTTCTTGGAAGCCTGGAGGACGGGCATCAACAGGAACAGCCTCAAAGTTGCGCTTGTTGATTTCATCAAGTGCGTGATAGCGCATGAGGTTGTTGAATTCTTCCGGGGTCTTAACAGCGCCACCCATCAAGCCCATAATGGTTGATTGAAGATTCTGCTGTTCCTGTACGCTGGTTCCAGAGGTTTGTTCAGCACTTGAACGCGCACTTGCAGAACCAGACAACTGATTGCCAGCACTTGTGCCAACATTACCGCTAAGGTTGCCGCCCACGCCGCCACGGCCACCGCCAGAAACCCCGGCATCCAAGCCAACATTAGCGCCAGTGTTGGTTCCAGAAGTTGCGCTTGTGCCAGCAGTAGAAGCACCTGTGGTTCCTTTGCTGACGGTGTTGTAACGGGCAATAGCCGCCAACAGGGCCGCACGTTTCTCAGGAGGCAAGCTGGAAATTACATCCAGAGCATTTTGGATGCCGCCACTCTTGATGAGTTTGATCTGCTCAATCGCATTGTTGTTGCTGGCAGATGCACTGTTGGCCGCAGTGTAGGCATTGTTCTGAATCTTCACAAACTGGTTAACTTGACCGCCACCAAGCTGTGATTGCAGATAAGCCTGATTGCCCCAGGTGCTGGTTTGCAATGCACGTTGATCACTTTGAGAGATCAGGCCACCACGGGCATACAGATCTTTAACTTGCTGTTGAGAAAGCTTCCTACCAGTGGAGTCAAAAATTTCACCAGTAAAGCCTCGGCTGTTATAGACCTTAGTGTATTGCTCACCATTGACAGACAAAGCTTCTTCTTCTTTCTTTTGACCGCCGTTGTATGCGTTGTATGCGCCAACATAGTTACGCATTAGCAAATTTGAGAACACGGCTCCCCAATCAGGCTGGACGTTTCGAGGAACAGTCTCAGTTTCCTTGGTGACTTTGTTGACGATTTCGCCAACCTTTACTCGGGATTGAGGGTTATTTGAATTGGCAACATGATCAGCCAAATCCTGAAAATCTGGTGCAACAACAGGAACCACATTCCTGCTGGAAACAGAAGGCTGTGCAACGCCAGGAGGCGGTACAGCAACGGCTTGATCTTCAGTGGGTGCAATTGGATCGGCCATGATTAATCTTCCACAGAATATTTGTACAGAATGTTGGGAGTCCCAGGTCCAGCAGTCTGGACAGGTTGAGAAACCTGCGGCATTTTCATTTGACTGCCGGGAGCCACAGCACCACGGATTTGACGAATTCCGGAAACAATGTTGCCTTGCCCAAGTTGTTGTGCACCACTAGCAACGCCTTGCATTCGGTTTGCAAAATCACCAACAGTTTGATTGGCAAGATCTTGAAATGATTCAACTGGAGGAGGAACTGCGCGGCCGTCAGACATGCCAAACGTTTGTTTGAATGCCTGAGTAACTCGGCTGTCTTCCATTTGACCTGTTTTACGATCAAATCCAGCAAGACTTGCCCAATCTGAAAAATCAACAGGCGCAAATTGAAAAGCTCCGTTCATGTGCGATCCTTAGAGTTTGAAGCCCTTGCCCGAACTGGACTGAGTTGTGGTTTGACCTTGAGTGCCAGCAAAATTGGGCGTGGTGCTTTGTTGTGGCAAACCGTAAACAATGCTGGCATATTTGCCATACACATCCAAAGGCGTTTGTGCGGCAGTAATTCCAAGTTGACCAGCCTGTAGACCAGTACCCAACAGATTTTGACCAGCACCCATGATTTGTTGAGCGGCGGCGGCACGGTTTTGCTGAACTTGAGCCTGTGCGCCAGCGGCGGCAGTAGCCTGACGTTGTGCGGTCAAAGACTCAAGGTTTCTGTTTGCCAAAGCCTGACGGGCAGACCCACCCATGCCAGCACCACCAAACATGGCATTTTGTGCGCCAATTGATTCACGGGCAGATTCACGACCAGCTTGCAATGCGGCTTGGATTTGATTCTGCTCATAATTGGGGTCAAACAACTGATAAAGAGTGTTTGCACCAGCGCCAATATATTGCTGACCAGCGCCCAGGGCATTGGAAGACAGCCTTGAGGATTGCCGAAGCAAATTTTGACCAGCAGAAATGGCAGAAGGAGTGGCAGAACCCAAAGCGGCTTGCGCCCCACTTACTGTTTGTCGGTAAGCAGGAAATGCAGTACCCGTCAAAAAATCAGTCTGAGCCGACAATAATTGTCGCTGTTCTGGGGTTAGTTGAGTGGTAGTTGTTCCACCACCGGAAGATTTACCTGCACCCATGATTAAGCACCCTTACCTTTCCCAGCAGTTCTGGAGTTGTATTGATTATCTGACGAAACAATGGTATTTGCATAGGGATTTGGCGCTCCCATTTGCGGTTGACCGCCTTGGCCGGGAAATGTCACGTTTTGCCCCATAGCCATAGGATTTGGGGTGGATGGCTGAACCACCCGAGATTGCTGGGATGAACCCTTGCCACTTGCTTGCGTTGGAATTCCCATTTTTTCCTCAAGTTGGTTTTGTCGGCCAAACGACATTAAACGGATATCCTGGTTGTGCAGGAATATCGCGCAATTGCTGTCGATAATCAGCCCACTGTTGCTGTTTTTCCGGAGTCAATGGATTGTTAGGCAGTTGAGTCCAATCAGACTGCATCAACAATTCATTTCTTTGGATTTTGACATTTTGTTCTGCCAACGGATATGAATCAACCCATTGCTTGGTCTGAAAATCAAAAACAGAATATTCGCTAGGTTTTGGAGGAAAAGGCACTGCAACTTTATTTTCAACGTCAACATAATATTGAAACATTGAATAACCGCCTTCAATCCAATTATTTTCAGAAGGAACATAATTTTCCCCTGAAATGCATAGATAAATTTCTCCATCAGGTTTGTACAGCGTATATTCCATGCTTATCTCTTTGTCTGAATAATATACAAAACAGCGCTTTGACTTGAAGTTGAAATAACCTCAAAAGATACAGTTCCATCAACATTAAAATTTGCAGGATTAATCAATCCACTATATGCCGCGCTAATATTTGGAGGGCGTAAATTAACGACTTGCTGGAATGAAACAACGTCATAAGTCATTACTCCAGAAAGAGGGCCAATTTTCATCCAAAGTTGTTCATAAGTGGCAGTTGTGGTTGCGCTAGGACTTCCGGGGCAAACAACAAAAGCAAAAATAGGATTTGTTGAATTTAACCCAGGAACATCTGCTTTAAATGCGGATGGCGCTCCAAAACTATTTTTTGTATTGCCCATCAAAGAAAATGGAACGGTAACAGCTTGACCTGCAATATTCAAGGTTTGTACTTCAGCAGTGCCAATATTTGCGCTCAAAATTGCCGCATTCGCAATAATACCGCTTGCCGCAGTAATGGTTCCTACCTGCATATTTTGTGCGGTAATAGAACCATCAACAACCAGCTGTCCGGTCAAAATTTTCTGAAAAATTGTCCAGCTTCCAGAATATTTATATTGAATTGATCCAGCGCCACTGTTGTAATTGACAATACAAAGATCCCCGTTAATGGGAAGTCTGCCAATTGCCGACAATACTTCAGAATTTGTGGGAGGCGTGAAGTCATTTGCGGTTCTAATCACCGCAAAATTTGCGGGGCTTGTGGGCGCAGTGGTGACAAAATCTAGGTCAATGCTTGAACCATTATCTTGCAGATAATATTGACTTGGGGCTGTTGTGCCAACATAAATCTCAATAGCTCGACCACCAGATGTCAAATAAAACAAGAACTTGGTCGTCCCAAATCCACCCGCCACCTGATACCAAACATAATCAGCAGGATTGGTGGACTCTACAGAAGAATCCGTATTTCTCAGACCGTAATAAGATTTATTGGTAGGCGTATTGCTAAATCCAACAGTGCCGTCAAAATTATCTGCATACTTGACTGCCAAGTATTTGTACAGATAAGACACGGTATTACCGCCTGGAGCAATAATCTGCCCTGTTTGCTGATTAACAGTCAATCCAGGCAACAGGTTTGCCAGCAAATAATTAATTGCTTCAGAAATCTCGCCAGGACTTGGATTGCTATCAAGTGCAAAAGGCATCAGTACGCATCCTCAACGATTGTGGTCTGCCAGTTGGCGGCAGTCACGTTCCAGGTGTTTGTAGCATCATTGGATTCGACCTTGAGCGCAACCGTCCTTACAGCTTGTTGCTGAGTCGGAACCCACGGGGTATCGGTGTCAATATCCGTCACCCCAGTTGCACCATACTTGGCCGCCTGTGCAGTGCTATTAGCGCCGCCGACAGTAATGTTGATAGTGCCACTGCCAGAGACTTCAGGGAGCACTCGGTGAACGTAAACTTTGTTGCTGAAAGGCACGGGGCCATCAGGAGTTGCCAGGGTAATGTTAGTGCGCTCAAAAAGGGCAGGAATGGCCGTAGGGCCGACAAAAGCATTGCCCACGTTTGTCTGTATCAACTTCTGGTTTTGAGAGCCTCCACGGGCGTATATGACGGTTCTGGAGGCCAAGTTTAAAGTTCCAGACTGCACTACAGGGCTTTCCGTTCCCATACAGGCGTTCTGGATGGTCTTGGGGGCATTCCAGACTTGCAAGTCATATCTGTATGACAACATCTTGTTGCAAAAGCCCGTAGAGGTCAGATCGGGGTAGTAAATCTCAACTTGATACTTTTGCGTGTTGTTGACCATGAACATGCGGTCATAGTAGGCAGGATTTAGGTTTCGGAAGAAATAATCCTTGATTTTCTGGTTGCCCAGGGATGTGAAGTTATTTCCGTCAAACACCCAGATATCCCGGCTGTCGATCCCATAAACCGAGGCATCCGTGTTTGTCCAGCAGTTATTGTTGATCAGGCCGCGACCCTGGTTCAGCAACCGCACTCCAAAGACGGGAGCCGTGGTGTTCTGATAAGCAATCGGGCTGAAAACGACTGTATCCCAATAGCTACATACGTAGAAGTTTGCCCCGAGGAAAAAGCCGTCAACGATAGGCCCACGGATAGGAATATCCACTTCGTTGGCTACGTTGTTCAGGGTTGGCTCCCAAGTGTCGGGATAACCAGTATTGGCAAAAGATTGCGACCAGCGCACCGTGGTGGGATAGTTGTACTGAGTGCCACCAATGGTCTTTGTCAGGTTCCCGGCAATCAGGATGTTGCCCACGTTGGGAGAAGAATAGTTGCGAACAAACCCAGCCACTGTCTTGGTAGACCCAACGTCATAGTTCCAGCTGGCATTAGGAGTAATGGTGATTTCCGTGGCCGTAGGCAGGAAATACATGGGGTTGTTTAGGGTGTCATTGATGAAGAACACATTGCCAACCCAAGAGGTGGTAATGTTTAGGCCATCAACGTATCCAGGCAAGCTGATAGAAGGATTTGATCCAACGCCAGGGGTAATGTTGGTCACGCCAGAAGTCGTCACCATGTACCATTTGCCGTTGTTGGAAGCATCTCGGGTGGCAACAATGTAAGCCCATTGGCTGGCTGATCGAAAACCAGCTTCAACAAAGATGGGATAACCTGGCACTGCGGTCAGAATCTCTTCTTCACCAGCAATCTTTTTGATGCCACGAACATCAGCCTCCACGTTGTAGCCTGAGTTGTATTCGTTTGGCGACAAGGCGTTACTAGGCACATCCGGGGTAAAGGACATGGCAGTAAAAGGGGTACGCAGACTAGTGTATTTGGACATTATTCGCCTTTGGGCCAGTTTTGAGCCATAACCACGTCAATCAATGCAGGGACATCGGCACAGGCATTGATGTCGGTTTCCAAACGGTTTGCTTCTGCAACAACTGCGGCGCGAAAAACAGAAACAGCCTCTGGCACGGAAACATCACGCTCCATCTTGCGGATGATCATCCAATCGGTTTGAGCCAACATCTTGCCAGCAGTGTCTTTGACCTGTGCAATCCATTGAGACTTCAACCCTTTGGTGACCAAACGCTTGTCTGAATCCACCATTGCAGGTTGACCATTGACCTCACCCAAGACCTTCTCATATAAGGGATTGCCTTGCTCGTCAACTTCCTCACGGTCATCCAGTTGCTTAGGATTGTCTACGCCCCAATAAAACCGATCATCGTACGGCTCAGGGTCTGGCACTTCAGTGATACCGATGGCTTGCTTCTCCTCAAGCGTGGTGAGACGAAGCCAGTTGGCGGGGTAGTGCGTACCATCAACTTCAAAGGGCGTGTCGATGGGGAGCGGTTGTCCGTTGAGCATGAACATGAGAAACCTCCAAAATCTTTTCTGGTGAAAGGTTGCGTTTTACTCGGTCTTGGATCGTAGGGTATGGAATTCCAGTCTCTAATGACCAGTCTTTCATGCACATTGTTTTTCCATTGTGAGTAATAAAAACATTTTGCCGTGTGTTGCGATTCTGTTCGGCAATAGTTGCCCATCGGCAGTTTTCTTTGGAATAGCCTTTAGAGTTGTCAATTCTGTCCAAAGTCATACCATGTGGACGCTCGCCCATATCACGCACAAAATTTTCAAACAATTCCCAGTCCGCACAAAAACCCAATTCAGCATATCTAATGTTTGATGCTTGATTAAGGTTCGTGCATCTAGTTTTCATAGCTCGCCAAGATTTGTATGCGCCAGAATGAACTAGACCATGCACAAAATTTTTTGCGCTAGTTGTTTCGGAGCGTAGGCATCCACACGATGATGTATGACCAGATCGAACAGATGCACCACTTGTTTCAATCGTGCCTCCGCACTCACAAGAAAACAAATAACGATAGCCGTGTCCATCTTTGCCAGTATTTTGCAAAGCGATCAATCTTCCGTATTTGTTGCCGATCATTTGTATTTTTTTAGGCATTAGAACCCCAAACTGTATTTGAATGGTGCAGATGCAAACGCAGCATATATCCATGTACCAGTGAATGACGAATTCCTCAGCTTGAATCCGTTTGAAAGAATATCCAAGTCGGTAACCGTTGACTCTGCATTGGAAAGGTTTGGATAAAGTTCTGCGCCAAGAACATTGTATGTATTTCGTGCCGTATCCCACACAATCCAATTGCTTGTTGAATCTGTGCGCTTTAGCAAAACATATCTTGGCAAGAATCCAGTGTAGACAAATGCGTTGTCAGAGGCTCCGTTAGCGGATACCGAACCAAATGCAGAGTAACCAGCGACTTCTGCGAAGCAGTAGGCGACAAACCCAACCGATAAGCCTGTTTGAATTCCAGATGCAAATG